CGAGTCAGCCGACGAATACCACGCGAAAGCGAAGCACTATCTTTCGAGCCATCAGTTGGCCGACTTTCGCAAATGCCCTCAGCTCTACTATCGCAAGAAGTATCAACCACGCACCCAAGAAGAGTCGCCGGCCTATTTGGTCGGACGTGCCGCGCATGTCCTGATCCTCGAAGGTCTCGAGCGATTCCGCGAAGACTTCGCTGTCGGCGGTCCCATCAATAAGAAAACCGGTCTGCCATTCGGGCCTGCTACCAAGGCCTGGACTCAGTGGGCCGAGACTGTCGGCAAACCCGTTCTGTCCGACTCGCAGTTCGAAACGATCGAGCGGATGAATGAATCGGTCGCGATGCACGAAGCGGCGGTGGATTTGCTGCAATACGGAATCGCTGAAGCGGTCGTGCGGGCCGAGTACTGCGGATTCCCCTGCCAGATCCGTATCGACTGGCTGGATCCAGCCCCGAGCATCGTGGACCTTAAAACCTGCGACGACTTGACCTGGTTCGAAGCCGACTCGCGGCGCTACGGGTACGCCCATCAATTGGCCTTCTACCGAGCCGTGCTTAAGAAAGCCCTGGGGATCTATGTTCCCGTCCATCTGATCGCCGTGGAGAAGAAAGAACCTTATCGCTGCGGTGTTTGGCAACTATCGAGCGAGGTTTTGAACCTCGCCCAAAAGGAAAACGAGCAGGCGATCGATCGCTTGCATGCTTGCACTGCGAACGACTCCTGGCCCACCGGCTACGAAGAGACTCGCGTCTTCGACTTTATCTGATCCAGCGCAGTAGGCAGGTGGGATGGCGTGACGCTCCCGGCCACGAATGGCAAACGGAGAGAGCGTCGGGACTCCCTGTGCCCACCTGCTTACAGCCTTTGTTTTACCCAGTTTTTTTGTTCGTTCTTGTAAGGAAAAAGCACATGAGTTTGTTACAGCAAGTGCAGCGTGGGAAAGCCCACCTGCCACCACGAATCTTGGTCTACGGTACCGAAGGGGTCGGCAAGAGTAGCCTCGCAGCCACTACCCCCAAACCGATCTTCATCCAGACCGAGGATGGCCTGGGAGAGATCGACTGCGATCGCTTCCCACTGGCCAAATCCCTCGAAGATGTCGTTGCGGCACTCACGGAACTCGAAACCCAACCGCACGATTACCAAACCGTGGCGATCGATTCGCTCGATTGGCTCGAACGATTGATCTGGGATGCCATCTGCCGACGTGAATCGGCGACGACGATCGAAAAGGTCGGAGGTGGGTACGGTAAAGGCTACACCCTGGCTTTGGATTACTGGCGCAAGCTCATCGACAAGCTCGGCAATCTCCATCGCGATCGCGGGATGATGATCTTTCTGATCGCTCACGCGAAGGTCGAGAAATTCGAGGATCCCGAAGCACCCGCCTACGACCGCTACTCGCCTCGTCTGCACAAGCATGCCAGCGCCATCATCACTGAATGGTGCGATGCGGTGCTGTTTGCCACCAAGCGATTTACTACCCGCACCGAAGAGAGTGGCTTTGGTCGCCAGAGAGCGATCGCGGCACCAATCGGCGCTGCCGGTGGCGAACGCATCTTGAAAACCGTCGGTGGTCCCTCGTGCGTGGCCAAGAACCGGTACCGGCTCAAACCTGAAATTCCATTGGCTTGGGATGCGATTGTTGGCGGCATCCTCGGCTCATCCAACGAACTGTCCAACCCCGTTTCTGTTCCAGAAGGAGTATCGAACCTTGGCTAATCTCAACAACTTCAATGCGAATCAAGTCGAACCGTCGTCGGATTTCGAACCGATCCCGGCCGGCAAGTACCTGGCGATCATCACCGAGTCGGAACTCAAACCGACGAAGTCCGGATCGGGGAGCTATTTGCAGCTCACGTTCCAGATCCTCGAGGGGGAATACAAAGGTCGATTCCTTTGGTCCCGACTTAACCTTCACAACGCAAATGCGACTGCGGTGCAGATCGCGCAAGCGGAGCTCTCGGCCATCTGCCGTGCCGTTGGGGTGCTCACCCCTGGCGATTCGGTCGAACTGCATAACTTGCCGTTGGTGATCAACGTCAAGTGCCGAAAGCGTGAGGATTCGGGGGACATCACCAACGAGATCAAGGGTTACGCGAAACCTGCGGCAGCTACGGCACAGCCTCAGCAAGCGAGCCATACGACTCCACCATGGAGACGTCCCTCGTGATCGAACTTGAACTGCCGTACCCGCCGTCAGTGAATCATTACTGGCGGCGGGTGGGAGCACGGACGCTCATCAGCCGCGGGGGTCGACTCTTCCGTCAACAGGTTGTGTCGATCCTCGCGGCGCGCGGCGTTCGCCCCATCGATGGTGACTTAGAAGTCTTCATTGAACTGTATCCACCCGACCGTCGTCGCCGAGACGTGGATAACACTCAAAAAGCATTGCTCGATGCACTTGGGCAAGGCGGTGCCTATCACGACGACAGCCAAATCATCCACCTAGACACCTGGAAACGCGAACCGATCCCTGGAGGCATGGTTTTTGTTCGAATCTCGAAATGTTCGGAAGTGTGATGATGGAAGAGAGTTTAGACCAACGGATTTGTAGCGACTGCGGGGTCGTTGCCACAAGCGATCGACGTGAATGCCCCGAATGTGGGCGGCTGCTTCGCTCGAAGCGCAAGCGGCGCAATCGAAGAGTCGGGATCGACCTGGATAGCGACTGCATTGAGGAACCGGACCGATCGTTCGAGTCCCGATTGGAAGATGGCTTTTCGATGCTGAGGTGGGAGTAACACCATGCAACTTCGACCATATCAACAAGCGGCCGTCGGTGCGGTTTACAACCACCTGCGTGATCGCGATGACAATCCTTGCGTGGTCATTCCGACAGCGGGGGGGAAAACTCCATGTATGGCCACGATTTGCAAGGATGCGGTCACGCTCTGGCAAGGTCGCGTCCTGGTTTTGGCCCATGTCAAAGAGCTTCTCCAGCAGTCTGCCGACAAGTTAACCGCAGTCTGCCCCGAGTTGGACTTCGGTATCTACTCGGCAGGTCTGAAACGTCGCGATACCAACAATGCCGTCATCATCGCCGGCATCCAATCGATCTATAAGCGTGCCTGTGATCTCGATCGGTTCGATCTGATCATTGTCGATGAGGCGCATTTGATCCCAGTCGATGGCGAGGGGATGTACCAACAATTCCTCACGGATGCCAAGAAGGTCAATCCCCATCTGCGGATCATCGGATTTACAGCTACCCCGTTTCGACTCAAGGACGGCGAGATCTGTGCCCCTGAAAACATCCTCAACACGATCTGTTACGAGGTTGGAATCAAGGAGCTGATCCGCGATGGGTTTCTCTGTCCGTTGATCTCCAAGTCTGGCAAAGACCAAATCGACTTCGGTTCGCTGCACGTTCGCGCCGGCGAATTCGTAGCCGACGAGGTCGAAGCTCTCATGGATAGCGAGTCCCTTGTCGAGTCCGTTTGCCGAGAAATCGTCGAGCAAACAGCCGACCGCAACGCCGTACTGATTTTTTCGAGCGGCGTTCGACATGGCAACCACATCGTCGATACCCTTCGAGACAAACACGGCATCGAATGCGGATTCGTCACTGGCGAAACCTCCTCGGAGGATCGGGACCAATTACTCCAGCAGTTCCGCAGCGGGAGTCTCAAATACTTGTGCAACGTCAACGTGCTTACCACCGGCTTCGATGCACCCAACATCGATTGCGTAGCCTTGGTACGCCCGACAACATCGCCGGGACTTTTCTACCAGGCAGTCGGTCGCGGCTTCAGACTTCACCCGAGCAAACAGAACTGTTTAGTCCTCGACTTTGGTGGCAATGTTTTAAGACACGGCCCGGTCGATGCCCTGCGGATCAAACCTGCGGGAAGCCAATCGACAGGAGAAGCACCTGCGAAGCAATGTCCCAAATGCAATGCACTCATCGCGATGGGGTACGCGAATTGCCCGGAGTGCGGTTTTACCTTTCCCCCACCTGAAAAACAAAACCACGAAGCCCAAGCGACCCAAGCACCGATCCTATCTGGCCAATTCACCAACACGCGCTACGAAGTCACCGACACACGCTACTACAGCCACCTCAAGCGTGGAGCCAGCGACGATGCACCGCGATCGATGCGAGTCGATTACATGATTGGCTGGCGCAACCACAAATCCGAGTGGGTTTGCTTTGAACACTCAGGTTACGCACGGCAGCGTGCGGTGGCTTGGTGGAAACAGCGATCCCCCGATCCGGTTCCGGCAACTACCGACGAGGCACTCGCGCGGATCGAAGGGGGGGCCGTTGCGCAAACCCTCGCGATCCAAGTGCGGAGCGTCTCTGGAGAGGAGTACGACCGGATCGTTGATTACGAGATCGGGCCGATGCCCGAACCGTGTGACCAACACTTTTCCGCGAAGTTTACAGACGAGGAGATTCCATTTTGAGTATGTCATCCGATTTCATATCCCTACTCCCATCCGCTTTGGCTTATAGCAAAAGTGGTCTGTCTGTCCTGCCGGCCGTTCGATTGCAAAAGCGTCCAAGGCTTCCAGGTTGGAAGAGCTTTCAGCTGCAAATCCCGCAAGAGCGGCAGGTCGTCGAATGGTTTTCCAAACCCGAAGATGCGATTTGCGTCGTCACTGGCCAAGTCAGTGGCAACCTCGAAATGCTCGACTTCGACCGCGGTGGCGATCGCTTCGAGGCCTGGAAAGAGCAAATCCCGCTCGAGCTATTGGCTCGGCTTGTCATCGAGACTAGCCAGTCCGGAGGCAAGCACGTGATCTATCGCTGCACGGAGCCGATCAATGGCAATATGAAACTTGCCATGGGATTTCGGGACGGTGCGATGGTCACTCTGATTGAGACACGTGGCGAAGGGGGGCTGTTTCTCTGCGCTCCAACCTTGGGTTACTCGCTCGAGCAAGGATCACTTACCGAGATTCCTGTGCTAACTCCGCAGGAACGAGAAATACTCTTGGAGACTGCTTGGTCGCTGAACGAATACTTGCCGACGGCCGATGTTCCCGCGGATTCGCAGTTCGTGCCCGAGAATCGACCAG